GATGCAGAAGTATAACAGGCTGGTCAACCTCCAGAAGGAAATTGAGAAGCATCTATCAGAACTCTCAAAGACCTCTGGTGCCTCCCTGCGGAACGGACTCGGCTCGGTCTATGCGGAGAGCTATTACACCACGGCGTATGCAATGGAGAGGGCTGTGCAGGCCAAGCTGACCTATACAGCACTTGACCGCAGGGTGATACAGGCAATGGTGCAGAATCCCATATCCGGTTTGACGCTGAATGAAAGGTTGCTTAACCAGAGAAGGGAGGTTATAATCAGAATAAAGAGTGTGCTGACCCAAGGACTTATCAAGGGTGAGTCATACGGAAAGATGGCGAAGAGCATACAGGCTGGACTTGAGATGGAGTACACCAAGGCGATACGGATAGCCAGAACTGAAGCTCACAGATGCCAGCAGATCGGGAGGGCTGAGAGCTTGCACCATGCCGAGGAACAGGGAGTGAAGGGACATTATGTCTGGCATTCCGCACTGGACAGCAGGACCCGTGACTCCCATAGGGCGATGGACGGACAGGTTGCCGACAAGGATGGATATTTCACCCTGCCGAGTGGTCTGAAAACAGCAGGGCCAGGCCTTTCCGGAGACCCTGCGGAGGACATCAACTGTCGATGTGACATGGTGTACGAGGTGGAAGGCTTCGAGCCTACCGTGAGAAGGGTACGAGGTGAGGGAGTTATCCCTTACACGACATACAAAGATTGGTACGAAAATCGACTGGCTGGCTAGAACAGCAAGGCGAAGGAGAAAGAAGATGACATTAGAAGATGTAAAACAATTTATCCAAGACAACAAGGATGTTCCTGAAGTGAAAGCCTATGTTCTGGGGTTCGTGACACCAGACAGAGTGAAGGATTTCCTTGATTCAGATGATGGGAAGAAGTTCTTGCAACCACGACTTGACCAGTACTTCGCAAAAGGACTGGAAACGTGGAAGAACAACAACCTTGAGAAGCTTGTGGAGGATAAGATACAGGAGAAGTATCCTGCTGAGACTGAACAGGAAAAGCGCATCAAGGCTCTTGAGCAGAAGCTTGCACAGGAAGAGAACGCACGTAAGCGACAGGAAATGGAAAAGAAGGCTATCCGCCTTTTGACCGAGAACAAATATCCTGTCGATTTGGTGGACTTCATCCATGCCAGTGACGACAACGAGCTTGAAGCAAAATTCCAGTCCTTGAAAGCAACCTTGGAAGGATGGGCCAAAGAGGTTGTTGATGGGAAGTACAAGGAAGCAGGCAGATCTCCACGCAAGCCGGAAGGACTCAATGAAGGCGTGAAGAACCCTTGGAGTAAGGAAAATTGGAACCTTACCGAACAGGGTCGCATGCTGAAGGACAATCCGGAGCTTGCGAAATATTTCAAAGAAAACACTAGGAGATAATTATGGCTAAGACCCTTATCGAAAATGTAATCGTTCCCGAAGTATTCAATCCGTACATCGTGGAACGCACCCCTGAGCTTTCCACTCTCATTCAGAGCGGGATTGTCCAGAATACACCCGAACTCGATACCTTGGCATTGAGTGGCGGACGTATGTTGAACATGCCTTTCTGGGAAGACCTTTCTGGAGCTGACGAAGTCCTCTCCGATTCCGTAGCGTTGAAAACTGCTGGCATTTCGGCAAAGCAGGACATCGCCGTCCTGCACATGCGTGGAAAGGCTTGGTCTGTGAATGACCTCGCAAAGAAGCTGTCCGGTGACGACCCCATGGCTGAGATCGCCAACTTGGTGATGGATTACTGGGAACGACGGAGACAGGCATTGCTTGTTTCCTCGCTTATCGGAATCTTCGGTGCGACATCCATGTCAGGCAACCTGCTCGATGTCACCGGAGAAGCAGGTGTCAATGACGACATCATCAATGCAGACAACCTTGTGGACACCGCACAGAAGCTCGGGGACAACAAGAGCAACCTCACCGGATATCTCATGCACTCGGCAACCGAGGCGGTGCTTGTGAAGCAACAGCTCATCGAGTATCTGCCAGATGCCGATGGGCGTCCGACCCTCCCGTACTACATGGGCAAGCGTGTCATCGTGAATGACAACGTACCCAACTCCGGTGGAGTGTACTACACGTACATCTTCGGGCAGGGTGCATTCGGATTCGGGCAAGGTTCCGCTCCAGTTCCCACAGAACTCGACCGTGACTCCCTTGCTGGTGACGACATCCTCATCAACAGGGCGCACTTCCTGTTGCACCCCCGTGGTGTGAAGTGGACTGATGATGATGTCGATGGAAATTCCCCCACCAATGCAGAGGTTGAGATTGGCACAAACTGGGAGCGTGTATACGACCAGAAGAACGTTCGCATCGTGGCTCTGAAGCACAGGCTGGTCACTGACAACTCTTCTGAAAGCTGAGGAGGGTTGACTAATGGAGACTATCCAAGAAAAACTTGAGAAGCTGAAACAGCACACGTACACCCCGAACTCGTTCTATGATGATCTGACGGACTACATAGACGGGATTGAGGAGCATAGTGGCATTGTTGACGGTTTCATGACAACCGTGGACAATTATATGAGCGACAACAATGATGTCATCGCTCACCTTCTCGCTCTGGTGTCTGGAGACCTCAACATTGTCATTGACGTGCCTCCGCTTGTTGATGTATCGCTCACCGATATGAACGCAGGGAAGGAGACGCAGGAAATCACCATCAAGATGCAGGACAGCGATGGGATTGTGCATGAGACCTTCAACGGTGCTCTTGCAGTATCCTTCGCAACCTCTGGAGCTGGTGTTGTCCGTGACGACCAAAACAGTGCAATCACGACTGTCACATTCGTCAATGGTGTAGCGACATTCACTGCATACTACAGTGGAACATGGGTGAATGACGAGACAGTGACCCTCACCGTAGGGACTGGCGGAAGCCATCTCGGGTTTTCGCTTACCCCCGGTGAACTCCAGATTCTCAGTGTTGAGTCTGCGGAATAAGGAGGTGTCGAATGGGATTGGCAAGTTTCAACAGGATGCGAAGACAGAACCTTGAGAAGCTGACGATACAGGAGCTGAGGAAATTGGCTACTGCGAAGGGCATCGAGGATGTTAACAAGAAGACCAAGAAACAGCTTGTGATGGAGTTGACATAATGGCTATAACTACGCTGGAGCAAGTGAAAGCGGTGCTGGACATAACCGGTACCGACAAGGATTCGGTAATCAACGCATTGATTCCCATGGTGGAAGAGGACTATCTTTCCCTGCGGAACAAGGCGTTCGATACCGATGATGACGGTGCTACTGTCTATCCTACCGGAGCCTCCATGACTGCTATCAGAATGATAGAGTACCACCTTGTCGGGAAACCGATGAATGGGACAGCAGGAACGGTTACTTCGGAGTCCTTGTCACGCTACAGCGTATCATATGCCAGCCTCGTGAAGATGTATCCGGATAATATCATCAGTGGTATCAAGCGATATGTGGGGTTCGTATGATTGAGAGTTTCTACCGAATGACAGGTGAGATTCACAGGAAGACGAAAGCCAGCGATGGAATGGGCGGTTCCACCACCTCATGGGTTGCCATAATGACAAGCCGTGGGGTGCTTGATTTGGCAAGTGGTAATGAGATCTACAAGGCATCGAAGATTATGGCAGAGGCTACACATACGTGGTTCTGCCAGCCCTTGACCTTGCTGATTGAAGACCCTGCCGAGCAAACATCATACTTCGGTGTGCCGTTCCAAGCCTCGCCTTACGGGTCTGCCATGCCAGCACTCATTCTGAACACCGACAGGCTTGTGATTGATGGAATCAATTATGAGATATTGTATGTTGACGACCCGATGAACATGGGTCATCATCTGGAAATAGCAGTAAGGAGGCTTGAAAGTGGTCAAGTATGAAAGCTTCGTTAACGAGGTGAAGAAACATCTTGAGGAACGACAGCGTAGAGCCTTGGAATCTGCAAGTCAGTTTGTATTGGGTGAGACTTCACTTCGATGCCCTGTTGATACAGGGAATCTGAAGGGTTCGTATCATCGGCAGATCGACATGTCGGAGCTTGTGGCGTATGTGGGAACAAACGTTGAATATGCTCCCTATGTCGAATTCGGAACCGGAATCTTTGCGGAGAATGGACAAGGGAGAAAGTCGGCTTGGGCATACCAAGACGATGCAGGGAATTGGAGAGTGACAAGGGGAGCCAGACCCCAGCCTCATCTACGACCTGCCTTTGCCGATAACCGTGACAGGATTCGGATGTTGATAGAAAGGGAGTTGAGAGGATGAACGAGGATATCCGTAAGATCGTATACCAGAGATTGACCGAAGTTTGCCCCAACGTGTATTACGAGGATGTTCCCCATGATTCCCTGCTCCCCTATATCGTGTTCAGCTTCCCGAATGATGGGAGGGTGTACAAGAACCAAGTCGTATCTGATCTACAGGTTGACATCTACGATGTGGACCGTGACGGATACAACGTGTCGAGAGAGATAGACAGGATGGTGAGGGAGGTTGAGCGACAGCTTGACTACCAATCGTTCTTGGAGGGGGAAACCTCGTTCTGGTTCAAGCGAAGGACTAGGACAGCGATACCATTCCCCGACGATGTGAACATCTGGGCTCGCCAGCTTGTCTTTGAAACCAGAAGTTATAGGAGTTAATTATGTTAGTACCAGAACAAGTTGAAAAAATCATGCTTGATACAGGTGCGGTATTCGTGAATGGGTCCCTCATTGCTCCATGCGAGGGTGACAACACCTTCGTGGTGGAACGTGAGTATCGGGACATCCCGTTCAATGGTTCCTCTGGAAAAACAAAGGGACTCAAGAGAATCATCCGTGAGAACGCAACCCTCACCGTGCGTCCGAAAGGACTTACCCAAGCGATGCTCAAGATGGCGTTGCCAGCAGTCACCGAGAACGGAACCGCTCTCGAAGGTGGAGGTCGGAGACTCATTGATGACGCATCGTACATCAACACTGTGGTGTTGGTTGGGAATATGAAGGACGGAACGACCAAAGTCATCACCATCTACAACGCTCTAGTCGACAACGGACTGTCCATCACTGCAAGTGAGGATTCCGAGGCTATTCTGGAGCTTGCGTTCTCTGCCCATTACAATCCGTTGGACCTCACCGAGCCGATCTACAAGATTGAGGACGGTGTTGTCGCAGGGACTTCGACTGTCACGTTCACCATCTCCGGTGGTGCTGGCGGTGCAACCGTGAAGTTTGCAGGAAGGACTGTAGCGGAAAATGCAGGGACTGCAGTGTTCGAGGGTG